AACCAGAGCCAGAGCTGAGTTATGAGGAATTTCAAGCGCGAGCAGTTCATGAGATCTGCGAGAACCTGAAGGTGTACTTTGAAGCCATACGACATTTGAAAGCACACTGTCGAGAACTTGAAGAAGAAGCTCTGACAACAGAGCGAGTTGCCGATAGTGCGATTGATCGTATTGAGATGCAGTGGCAAATGAAGGAGCTGAACAAACAGCTCAAGCAGGCCATGATCTACGGTACGCCACAAGAGCTGGGCCTTGGTGCGATGTACCAAGAGTTTCTTGAGAAGTACGACGAGATTTTGGAAGAGCAAGAAGTTGCCCGTGAGCTGAAGCGCAAGAAAGAACGAGATAACGCATGGCGACACGAACACCGCAAAGAGATCCTAATAGCCAAGCTGGTGTACGTGGTAGCGGTGGCAGTGGGAATGCTGGAGATTCTGGGGCTGTATTTCACTCTATGAGGGAATTTTGGTTCTGGGTGGCCATCGTCACCATGATCATTGTTTGCATCATGCTGCTGTCGTTTGCCATCCTGCACACCAATGTGCAGCTCAAAAAGGTTGATGCGCTGATCATGCGCTTGGAAGAGAAGGAAAAGAAACGTGAAAAAGCTCGCCGCGATCCTATTGATCCTGAGTAGTCTGGCAGCCTGTGAGGACAAGTATCGCTACTTCTGCCAAGACCCTAAGAACTTTGGCGCCAAGCGCTGCCAACGTCCTGACTGCCTGTTCTCTCAGGATTGCCCTGATTACCTTGTAGCGCCAATTCTGGAAAAGCAAGTTCAACCACCCGCTTCAGCAGCATCGGAGACCAAATGAAAATTGAAATCAAATCTGTCGACGAGCTGGTGTTGCTGGTTCAGGTGTGCGCTTGGGCGTTTGTGGTTTTCATCGTGATGATGGTGTTCGGCGGAACGGTCGGATCTATGCTGTATTCGGTGATCTTTGTCACTCAGCCCATCAAGACAATGGCGCCCATTGACATGGCGTTCACAAAGATGCTCAACGACATCGTTTTGCTGATGTCTGGCAGCATTGCAACGCTGGTCGGCATGTTCGCCATCAACAAGGCAGCAAAGGCTGTGGCTGAAAAAATAGCACCGTCTGTTGTTACCCCACCACCAGTAGTTCCTGCGCCAACAATCACTCCCAATACAGGATCGCAGCCTTCCGTTGCTGGATTTAACTGGATGGGTTTCCAAAATCCAGATCTGGACGAGGAATGGCGTGCACCACCCCCTCCCACCACTCCGCCTAACTATGAACACCCCGAACGTGAGGAGATCGCCCATGAACGCGCAGCCGCCAAGCTGGAGTCCGCATGACGATCCCAAGCCCTTGGATGATCCTAGGGGCTATAGCTGTCGCTTTCAGTGCATATTTGTACGGCCACCATGCTGGTTATGCACAAAAGGAGACGGAGGACGCCTTGGAGATAGCCCGACTCAACGGCGAGATGACCAAACAAAAGGATGAGCAAGATGTCAAAGACGCCACTGTTAAGCAAGAGTTTGAGACTAAGTTGTCTGGGATTCTGTCTACTCGCCCTCGGCTGTACGTCCCCATCGCCTCCAAGGGTGGATGTGCCCCCGCTGCCGCCAACAATGAGCAAGCGCGAGCCGAACTTGACGGACAGACTGTTGAAGACCTTATCCGCCTCGTCGCCGAAGGTGACAGAGCCATCATCGAACTCAACTCCTGCATCGACAGGTACGAAGCAGTAAGGAGCACGCTAAGTGGTAACCGCTGAACAACTCCAACGAATGCACATTGACCCCAGCTTGGTTGATGTGTTCAACGAAACATTTGCCAAGTGGGGTATCAATACTCCGCGCCAGCAAGCTGCATTCATTGGCCAGTGCGGCCACGAGTGCGGAAACTTCAAGATCCTTGAAGAGAACCTGAATTACGCAGCCGACCGCCTGATGAAGATCTGGCCAAAGCGTTTCCCAACGATTGAGTCGGCGCAGCCGTACCACCGCAATCCGCGCAAGATTGCCAACAAGGTTTACGGTGGCCGTATGGGAAACCGAGACGAGGCAAGCGATGATGGGTGGCGTTTCCGCGGATCTGGATGGCTCCAATTGACCGGGCACGACAATTTCTACCACGCAGGCAAAGCGTGCGGCGTCGATTTTGTGATGAATCCTGACCTGGTCCGCACTCCAAAGTACGCCGCCATGACAGCGGGATGGTTCTGGTTCACCCACAACTGCAACAATTTGGCCGAAGCTGGGGACTGGACCGCATTGACCAAAAAAATTAACGGCGGCACTATCGGTTTAACTGATAGAGTCAACCACACACAAATGGCCTTGAACACTCTGGACGCCAGTTCTGTTCTTGCCTGAGTCTATGATTCGGGGCTATAATTTATCAAACCGGCGCATGCTGAATCAGCTGCTAATACCCATGGAGTATTTATGAGCTATAGCATGACTTATTCAAGTCTGCTCGTAGACATGCGTCGCTACCTTGAACGCGGATTTACCGTCGAAAGCGATCAAATTGTCTACGAACAGCTGCCGCGCCTAGTAACCCTAGCTGAGCGGCGCATTGCACGTGAACTGAAGATTGAAGGCTTCATTCGCGCTGTAACTACGCCTCTGTCAATTGGTGTGGCCGTCTACTTGAAGCCCGACCGTTGGCGCGACACCGTAAGCATGACTGTGAATGGCTCGCCGATTTTCACTCGTTCATACGAGTATTGCCGCTCATACTGGCCAGACGAGGCCGAGACAGGCTCTCCGCAGTTCTATGCGGACTACGACTACCAACATTGGTTGATCACCCCCACACCTGCAGCAGCCGACACGCTCGAAATCTTGTATTACGAGCAGCCACGCTTCTTGGGCGACGACTTCCAAACCAACTGGCTCACCGAGTACGCACCTGACGTGTTGCTTTACGCTGCACTCCTTGAGGCAACTCCGTTCCTCAAAAACGACGTGCGCATTCAGACGTGGCAAAACATGTATGACCGCGCAGCGCAAGCCTTGAACGGTGAAGACCTCAAGCGCATCCTTGACCGTACCGCAAACAGGAGTGAAGCATAATGGCTTACACAGACGTATTTGGCGGCGCGAACATCTACCCAAGCGAGATCAGCTACAGCTCGGTCGCTCTTGTTGCGGATATTGCGCTTAGCTGGCCGGAGGAAACCTCCACCAACGTAAACCTCGCAACTCGCATCATGGACGTCACGGCGTCCACAACTGGCTTGAGCATCTTCTTGCCAGACGCCGAAAAGGCTGGCAACGGCGAGACAATTCTGTTCAACAACGTAGGATCAAATGCCTTTGTTGTGAAAGATGCTGACGGCGTTCAGGTGGTTTCAATTGCTGGCGGTACTGTGTGGCAGGTTTATTTGACCGACAACACGACCACGGCAGGCACATGGGTTTCTTTGCAGTATGGCGCTGCAATTTCGTCGGCAAACGCTTCGGCTTTGGCTGGAACTGGTTTGATTGCCATCGGCACTTTGCTTTCACAAGCGATGCCTACGGTTCAATTCAACAGCGATTACGTTGCCGGTATCACCGACCGATCAAAGACTTACATCTGGACCGGCTCAGGCTCAGGTGCTTTGACTTTGCCAAACCCAGCCACTGTTGGAAACAACTGGTTCTTGAACTTGCGAAACGCTGGCGGCGGTCAAGTGACTGTCACTCCAGACGGCATTGCAAACATTGACGGTTTGTCAAGCAAAGATTATCAGCCAAGCGATTCTTCGATCATCATCAGCGATGGCACGGACTACTACACCGTAGGCTTTGGACAATCTGCAATCTTTGTGTTCGACTACACGGTGGTCAACATTGCAGGCACTGGCGACTACACATTGTCTGGTTCAGAATTGAACCGCATCGTGTACAAGTTTGAAGGCATCTTGACCGGTGACCGCGCCGTGTTGGTGCCAGACACAGTTCAACAATACTGGGTGAACAACGCCACCACAGGCGCTTATGCGTTGACAATTCAGTCAACCACTGGCTCAGGTGTTCAAGTTCAACAGGGCGAGCGAGCGATCCTATACTGTGATGGCGCTGACGTTGTTGACGCTGACACGGCCACGGCAAGCTACCCCATCTTGGTAAACCAAGGCGGAACAGGTGCAACCACTGCCGGCGGTGCATTGATCAACCTTGGCGGTGGCGCGGTAGG